CACAGGCCGGCGCACAGTTCAAGCGGCGCGAGACATACAAAAAGCGGCAAGCGTTGCAGCTGCTACACCTATGGCAACAGGTTTTATAAAGAATAGTGGGGCAGATTTACCAGAGGCACAAATACAAGGGCTGTTAGCTAGTTGGAAGGCAGCGCGCGCATCACGCAGCACAGCTTATTTAACTAGCACGTTAGATTATCAAACTGTCGGTTATTCACCTAAAGAAATGATGTATAACGAGGCATCACAGTATTTAGCTACAGAAATAGCGCGTTTAATGAACGTACCGGCATATTACATAAGCGCGGATATGAATAACTCAATGACTTACCAAAATATCATAGACGGGCGCAAAGAGTTTGTAGCTTACTCATTACAGCCGTTTATTAGCGCTATAGAAAACCGGTTTAGTATGGACGATATTACCCGCCGCGGTAATCAGGTACGTTTTGCACTTGATGAAACATTTTTGCGCGCTGATACTTTGGCGCGTTTGGAAGCTATAGAAAAAATGCTAAATCTAGGTTTAATTGATTTAGAGCAGGCACAAAGTATGGAAGAACTAAGCCCAACCGGACTAACAGAGAGGCCTACAAATGCTATTAACATTTAGTGGCAACATAGAGGCAGTAGATAACGGTGAGCGCCGTACTATTGCTGGCAAAATTGCACCTTATGGAGAAGTAGGCAACACAAGCGCCGGGCGCGTAGTGTTTGCAGAAAACTCTATAACCGTGCCAGAGGTATCTAAAGTTAAGCTATTGATGTCGCACGATAATTCTAAACCTGTAGGGCGTATGCAAAGTATTACCAGCAATAAGACCGGGTTATATGCCAGCTTTAAGGTAAGTGCTAGCACCCGTGGTACTGACGCAATTTTGCTTGCACAGGAACAGTTAATGGACGGCCTTAGTGTAGGTGTAGAGGTAGAGGACTCACGCCCAGAAAAAGATTATCTGCTAGTTACGGCTGCTACCTTAAAAGAGGTATCTCTAGTAGAGAGCGCTGCATTTCCAAGCGCTGCCGTGTTAAAAATTGCTGCACAAGAAAACGCAGTAAATGAAAACCAACCAACAGAAACGAAAGGTGAAACCGTGGACAAAACCCCGGACGAAGTAGCATCTGAGGCAACATTTTTGCCAGACGGTGCAACAGTAACGCTAAAAAGCGTTAGCTATGAAAAAGATGATGCCGAGGGTGAAACTACACCGGTAGAAGCCTCACGCAGAATTATTAAGCCAAGTGCATTAAACTCACAGAGAGTACGCACACCTATTGTAAATATGGCAACATACACAGAGCATAAAATTAAGGCTGCTCTAGGTAATGACCAAAGCAAGCTCTATGTAACAGCGGCAGATGATAGCTTTACTACAAACCCTGCATTTAAGCCAGAACAGTATTTATCTGAGTTTGTAACTAACACCCGTTTTGTAAGAAGCGCGGTAGAAGCTTGCAGCCGTGGCGTTTTGCCTGCTAGCGGTATGACCATAAACGTACCGTCATTGGTTACGTCAGACGGCGGCGGTACAGGTGTAGCACCTGTAGTAACCGTAGAAGCTGAGGCCGGAGCGGTACAAAATACAGGTATGGTAACTGAGTATTTAACTGCCAACGTATCTAAGTACAGCGGTATGAACACTATTAGCGTAGAGCTATTAGAGCGTTCAGACCCTAATTTCTTTGCAGAATTAACAGCGCAACTACAAAACGCGTATTTAACTGCAACAGATACGGCAGTAGTAGCAGCTCTAACAGCCGGTGGACAGCAAGCTAACCCACAGGCTGCAACAAGTGCTGGCATTATTGCTTACACAGCTGAACAAACCGCTGCCGCCTATAAAGGTACTGGCTATTTTGCACAAAATTATCTAGCTAATGCCTCTCAATGGTCTTTGCTAATGGGTGCAACTGATAACACAGGCCGCCCAATTTATAACGCTATCCAGCCAATGAACGCAGGCGGCGACGTTAGACCAACCTCAATTAGAGGTAACGTTTTAGGTCTAGACCTATATGTAGATAAAAATATGGTATCTGGCGTTATTGATGAGTCAGCGTTTATTATCGTGCCAGAGGCAGTAACCGTTTATGAAAGCCCACAGGCTTATATGAGCGTAAACGTGGTATCAAATCTACAGGTACAAGTAGCTATCTATGGCTTTATGGCCACGCTAGTTAAAATGCCTGCCGGTATCCGTCGTTTTAACTTAACATAATAAATAACTAATAGTCTGGCAGGGCCTTAGCCCTTTGGCTCTGCCAGACCTACAAAGAAAGGTACAAATATGCCGGCTACTTACGTTACAGCTGCTACGTTAAAAGCATCTTTAGGCGTTGGCACTTTGTACGACTCTTACACTTGGATAGAGGACACCTGCCAAGCTGCCCAAGATTTAATTAACGGGTTTTTATGGTTTGACTCTGCCCCGGTAGTGGGAACTGCATTAGTAGACAATGTAGCTACCGTGATGATAGCCAACCCCGGCCTGTTTACTACTGGGCAATCCGTTACCGTAGCCGGGGCTGGCGCTACTTTTAACGGCACTTATACGATTACTGGCACAGTACCATTTAGCGCGGGTACTACTAATTTATTGCCAGCGTTTAATTTTCAACTTAACTATTACCAATACCCACAGGGTTATAGCTTTATACAGTATGCAAAAACGGCAGCTGACCAAAACTTTAGGCGCGTAGTACCTAGCGGCAGTATGACCGGTGATGATACAAAGACGGCTACCTACGCTAATACACCTGCTATAAACGCAGCTGCACTTATGTTAGCTGAAAATATCTGGACTAGCCGTTTTAGTACACAAGCCGGCGGCGTAAGCGTAGACGGTTATAGCCCTAGCCCGTTTAAGATGAGTAATACTTTAATGGCATCTATACGCGGTCTGTTAGCACCGTACTTATCGCCTAACGCTATGGTGGGATAATGCCTACACCTGCCATAACTACGCTACGCAGCACTATAGCCGCTGCCTTAGCTAATAACGCTGTTTGGAGTACTTTTAGTTTTCCACCTAGCACAATAGTAGCTAACAGCGTAGTAGTAGCCCCGGCAGACCCTTATTTAACGCCTAGCAATAACTCACAGGCCGGCATTTCACCGCTTGCTAATTTTAAGATAATTATGACCGTACCAATGTTTTCTAATGAAGGCAACCTACAAGGCATAGAGGACACAATAGTAGCCGTGTTTAATAAGTTGGCTGCTAGCTCTATCGTATTTAACGTTACCGCTGTAACTGCACCTAGCGTTTTATCGTTACCTAGCGGCGACTTGCTTACAAGTGATTTACAAATATCCGTACTAACGAGCTGGAGCTAAAATGGCACTAACAGAGGCAGATAAAGCGTTTCTAATCAAGATAGGGCAAGAATTGCCTAAAGAGGTTAAAGAAACAAAGAAAAAAGAAACACCCGTAGAAACACCGACACAAGAAACAGAGGTATAAACAAATGGCAATTTTTCTATCTAACGGTGTAGTAGTTACCCTAAATAGCGTGGACTTATCAGACCACGTTACTAGCGCAACTATTAACCGTAGCTTTGATGAGCTTGAAGTAACAGCTATGGGCGATACCGCGCATAAGTTTGTAAAAGGCTTGGAAGCTAGCACTATTACTATTGATTTTCTAAACGATACTGCTACAAGTGAGGTATTACAAACCCTACAAGCCGCGTGGGGCACTACTGTACCGCTAACGCTAAAACAAACTAGCGCCGCTGTATCGGCAGCTAATCCAGAATATCAAACCACAGTATTAGTTAATAACACTACAGATATTAACGGCGCTGTTGGCGATATTTCTACACAGAGCATTACATTTACTTGTAATTCAGCTATCGTAGTAGACGTAACACCTTAACCAACTAGACAAAGGGGCACACAATGGCAAAACTTAAAATAACAAGGGCAGACGGCAGCGTAACCGAGCATAAGATTACGCCCCGTATTGAGTACGCCTTTGAGCTGTATGCAAAAAAAGGTTTTCATAAAGCCTTTAGAGATGATGAAAAACAAAGTGATGTTTACTGGCTTGCTTGGGAGTGTTTACGCACTAGCGGGGAAGTAGTAAAAAGTTTTGGGGCAGAGTTTCTAGAAACCTTAGCTAGAGTTGAGGTTTTAGATGATGACCCCCTGGAATAGTTGGGCGCGGTAGTTTTGGCTATCTAATTGCACAAGTTGCAGTAGAAACCGGGATACCGCCCCAATACTTGCTAGACCTAGATGATGTAATGTTTAAGAATATATTAAAGGTTTTATCAGACAAAGCTAAGGCGGTGCAAGATGCCAACAGAGTTAAGAGGCGCTATTGAAGCGCGCAAGGCATTACGCAAGTTTACGCCGGACTTATCTAAAGAATTGCAAAAAGAAATGGCAGCGCTACTAAAACCTATAGTTACAGTTGCCCGCGGTTTTATACCTGCTACTGTTTTAAGCGGGTGGAGTAAGGCAGAGGCTAGCGATACTAAATATAGACAATTTCCAAGATTTGATGCAGCTGCCGCTAGGAGAGGCATAGGTTATAGGACAGCGCCTAGTAAAGTTAATAGAAACGGTTTTAGAGCTTTAGCCCGTATAGCTAACGTTAGCGCGGCAGGTACAATTTATGAAACTGCCGGGCGGCTAAACCCACAAGGCAGACCACAAGGGCCAGTAGTAGACCGATACTTAAATGGCGTTTATGATAAAACTACACATACTGGTAGGCAGTATTCACAAAGCCTAAACCCTAACGCCGGTAAACAGTTTATAGATGCCTTAGATGCCACGGGTAAAATAGTAGATGCCAATAACCAAACAGGCGCGGGGCGTAGGTCTAGAAAGATGAGAGGCCGGGCTATCTATAGAGCGTGGGCCGAAGATGGCGGCAAAACTAACGCAGCTGTAATTAAAGCTATAGAAAAAACCAAGATTATATTTAATAATAATTTTAAGGCGGCTGCATAATGGCTGTAGACCCACAAGTAGTAGTAAATATAGCCTCTGAGTTTACAGGCAAAAAAGCCTTTGCACAGGCAGAAACGGCAACCGGTAAACTAAGTAAAAGTACAAAAAGTTTAGGCAAAACGTTAGTAAAAGCATTTAGCGTTACAGCTGTTTTAGCGTTTGGTAGGTCTGTAGCTAGGGCTTTTAGTGATGCTCAAAAAGAAGCTAAATTATTAGAAAATGCGCTTAATGCAGTTAATCTAGGTTTTGCCGCGCCGTTTATTAACCAGTACATAGATAAATTAGCCTTAGCTACAGGCAAAGCCGGCGGTGAACTTACTAATGCGTTTGTAGCTTTATCACAGGCTACCGGTGATGCAACCACAGCGCAAAAACTATTACAGACGGCTTTAGATGTAAGCGCTGCAACAGGCAAAGATTTACAAAGCGTAAGCGTAGCTTTAGGCCGGGCGTTTAAGGGTGAAACTACAGCTTTAACTAGATTAAGAATTGGCTATAGCACAGCTGAGTTACAAGCTATGGACTTTAACGAATTGCTACAAGATTTACAAAATAAGTTTAGAGGTGCAGGCGCTAACGCTGCCGATACATACGCAGGTAAATTAGCAAGAATAGGCGAGGCGGCAGATTTAGCTAAAGAAAAAATAGGTGAAGGTTTTATAGATAGCCTAGAAGAGTCTGGAGTTAGCGTTGAAGAGTTCCAGACAATGATTATAGATTTAGGCACACAGATAGGCAAAGCTTTAGGCAAGGCTGTTACAAGTTTTGAAAAGTTTGAAGCCAAGATAGAAGAACTAAAGAAAAATCCATTTCTAAAGTTATTGCTAAAAGGTTTAGATGCACTTGTAGGTTTAGACCCTATTACCGGTACAGCTGCCGATATGCAAGACAAAACAAACAAAGCCCGTAAAAAGGCAGCTGAGGCATACGCTAAAGAGCTAAATAACCGTGCAACGTTGCTTAAAATATCTAAGGCTGAGGCGCTGGCAAGTAAGAAAAAATTAGATGAACTTAAGAAAATGACTAAAGAAAAGAAAGACCAACTAGCCCTAGATAAAGCCGCCCTAGCTTTAGGCAAGGGTGAAGATGTATTTGACCTAGACAAAATACAGATAAACGCAGCTATTTTAGCAACACAAGAAAATATAGCTAAATTAGGCGTAGCGGCTACAGACCAACAAAAACTACAGCTAGCTAATGATGCACAGCGCCTAACAGTAAAACAATTAATGCTAGATTTAGAAGACGCAATAGCGGATAAAGACGTAGAGCGGGCTACTACTTTATCTAAGCAATTAAACACAGAGCTAGCTATATTAGGTACGCTTACAAACCAAACCTATAAACTAGGTGATATAGATAAAATACTAGAGAAGTTTAAGCCTAAAGATTTAATAAACCTAGATAACCTAGATGCAGCTATACGAAAACTGCTAGAAATTGCAGGCTCACGGTTTGACTTTTTAAGCCCAATAATGCCTAGCCAAGATAGGACGGGTATAAATGAATTAGCGCCGGATATAACTAACCGTTATGTAGCAGGCGACCCAGAGGCCATAAGAGCTGTAGAGGCACACGCAGACGCTATTAGTATGCTTGCTGAGTCAGAGTTAGCGCTGGCAGATGCGTTATTAGCTGAAAGTGAACGCGCAATAAATATAGCTACAGCTAGCCTTACTACCAGCGGTTTACCAGACTTTTTTAACCCCGGGGCTTTCCGTATGCGTGATGAACCTATACGCATAGAAATTGTAGACAAAACTAGCGGCCTTATTGAAGTGGTACAAAACGCAGTTATAGAAAATACCCGCTATGGCAATTCTTTAACTTATAGTGGAAATCTAACGACTATATGACGTTACCTACAATAAACGCGGTAATTAACTTTAGTACCGGGCCTAGTTTTGCCCAAGCTATGATTTTAGGTGAAGGCATATTAGACACAAACATATTAGCCGATAGCGCGGCTGTAATTGTAGATGTATCTAATGTAGTAGATAGCATACAAACAAAAAGAGGCCGTAACGCGCAAGCTGATAGATTTCAAACCGGCACACTTACATTACGCATAGTAGACCAAAACGGTGATTTTAACCCTCAAAACCCTAATAGCCCTTATTTTGGCTTGCTTGACCCTATGCGTAAAGTAGCCATATCTGCTACCTATAACAACGTTACTTACCCTATATTTAGCGGCTTTATTACTAGCTATAACACTACTACCCCACAAAATGCGTTAGACGTGGTATATACCACAATAACCGCGGTAGATGCGTTTAGACTTGCCCAAAATGCTCAAATATCTACAGTTGCAGGTTCAAGCGCCGGCGACCTATCCGGCACACGCATTAACCAGATTTTAGACCAGATAGCTTGGCCTGCCTCTATGCGTGATGTAGACGCGGGGCTAACTACTTTGCAGGCAGACCCCGGCACGGCCCGTACCAGCCTTGCAGCTATGGAAACGGTAACTATAAGTGAGTATGGCGCGCTTTATGTAGATGCTAGCGGCTCATTTGTATTTCAAGATAGAAACGTAACCACGGCAAGCATAGGCGGCACACCTACCGTGTTTAACGATAACGGGCAAGATATAGCCTACTTTGACGCTGTTTGGCGGCTAGATGATACGTTAATTTACAATGAGGCAAGCATTACCCGTACAGGTGGAACGGCACAAGTAGCTACAGACGCGGCAAGTATTGCCAAGTATTTTGCTCATAGCTATAACCAACAAAACCTACTAATGCAGACAGATGCCGTAGCCCTAGATTACGCCCAAGCCTATGTAGCTAGCCGTAAAGAAACGTCTATTAGATGTGATGCCATTACCCTAGATTTGTACACAGATAACTATAATGCCGGCATAATCGCCGCCCTAGATTTAGATTTTTTTGACCCTATAACTATCACTACAAATCAGCCTGGCTCATCTACTTTAACTAAGACTTTACAGGTGTTTGGCGTAGCTATGGCAATTACGCCTAACAGCTGGAAAACGACACTAACAACACTAGAGCCGATAATAGACGGCTTTATACTAGACTCAAGCCTATACGGGGTGCTAGACACCGGCGTATTGGCCTATTAGGGGGTAACAATGGCAGCGGGCTTAGGGTTTAAGACCTTTACCACAGGTGAGGTTTTAACAGCCGCCGATGTAAACGGCTATTTAATGCAAGGTATTTTAGTTTTTGCTACAGAGGCAGCGCGTAACAGCGCCATTACTTCACCCCAAGAAGGGCAGTTTGCATTTACTAAAGATAATAACAGCCTTTGGTACTACACAGGATCAGCGTGGGTAGCTAGCGGTGCAACAGGTGATATAGAGGGCGTTACTGCCGGCGTAGGTATTAGCGGCGGTGGCACTAGCGGCACAGTAACTATTACTAATGATATGGCAACTACTATTACAGCTAGCGGCGATATTGTAGTAGGCACAGGCAGCGGCACTTATGATAACTTGCCTATTGGTAGCACGGGGCAAGTGCTCACGGCTGATACAACTGTGAGCCCTTACAAAGTTAAGTGGGCTACGCCTTCTAGCGGTTCAACCTTTGCTGGTTGCGGTTTAACTAAATCAGCACTTCAAGCAGCAGCAAATGCAACGACAGTATTTTTAAC